CCTACTGGTGTTCCTGATGCATCCAAGAAAACCGATTTACTTGCTGGTAAAGTACAGAATACATCTTTTGTACCTGCACTAAAATCAACAACATTGTCAGAGTTAGAACTACTAAAAATTGTAGCTCCTGATCCTCTTGTTATGTTTGCACTTGTAGCATCTAATGTTCCAAGTCCAACTTCAAACTCACTTGTACCTTGATTAAAGATACAATAGTATGTCGTATTATTGTTTCCTATACCTTGTGCAAAAGTTTCAAAACCAGTTACAGCTGATCCAAGTGCGAACGCACCTGTGCCCGTAGTTGTACTTGTTACTTTTACTCTATCATTTATAACCAACGCCATAAATTTTCTCCTTATGCCATACTAATAATTGCATTAGCTGGTGTGCTAGGATCAGGAAACGTGATGGTAAAAGTACCATTCGTTGCTGTCTTGTTTCCACCAAAATCTAAAACTACTACTAATCTATTTGCTGTTCCATCAACTGTATCTGTATTATAGATTGCTGCAAAAGCTGCAGTAAAAGATGCACTACTATAAGTAACATTATCAAAGTCAACCGAAGCAACTGCTGTGCTCGAAGCAACTCCAAGTCTTGTTAATGTTTTAACTGAATAGTTAGTTCCACCTGTTGTATCTACTTCACCGTTTCCAGTTCCTGCTAAATACACAGTTGAAGATGTTGAATATGGATTAGTTGTGTATAATGAAATTTTAAAAGTGTTTCCACCAGAAGCTTTAAAGTTATGATTCGCTTCGAAGAGAGCACCTCTAAAACTATTTGGTATTATATTTGCCATATTGTTTTATCTCCTTATTTATTACTTGATGGGTTTTCTGATTTTAACACAGTACGAATAACACCATCAGCATACTCGTCTCTTCGTCTACGACCTTGTTGTTCAATCGCATACGAATAAAGTGCTTTTTCATAAGCCCCTTGGTAGTATTGTAACATATCCTGTGGACCTTTCAAGTATGCATATGTATTTACCAAACAAGCATATAAAAGTAAATCTTGATAATTATTTGACAGATAAGTTCCAGTTGTAGCCGGAGCGGGGCTAGATGTAGTATCTGTAAGTGTATCTGGTTGTTTATTATAAGCTAATGTAATTTCATAAGTTTTATCTGGTGTGGGTGCTAAAACCCAAAACTCTTCGTCCCAATTAGCATAATATTTAGGAATATCTACGGCTTGTGTTCCAGGAGTAGAATAATATTCAGCCATAAAACTAGTATCTCTTTGCTCTAAATAATATTGATTTCCTGCCGTATCTTTTAATTGTACATATCTAATAAATCTTAAATCTTGAGGAATTGTTACATATCTATTTCCTACAATAGCATTCGAAGTTGCATAGTGTCTATCTTGATCTGAATCAACTTCTCTATAAATTTTATTTTCTGCATTAACTATAATAGTATCTAAAACAGTATCAGATAATACATTACTACTTACTTCTGTATAATTTCTAATATTGTCTCTTAAATTTGTTAAAGTGTATGTCATTATGCGTTTACTACCTCTAATGTTATTGGTCCTGCAGAACAGTTTTCTCCACCACCTAATATATTTCCTGTTGTGGCATTACTAGTGCTTGTTATATGAAAAAAATTTATAGGATTTGTTAAAGGGTCTGTTGTTGTTGCTCCTGTAATATTTCCTGCAGAATCTATTTGTCCTAATGCAATTGTAAATCCTGATGCATTATTTAAATCACTTACATTATCAAATGTTGGTATATTTGCAAAAGCTTGTAAATTTTTTATATCATCTGGATTAGTTCCACCTGGTCCAGCTGTTGTTACAACAGGAGGTCCTCTAAATCTAACTTTACTTCCTGCTGCTCTTTGATGATCTTCAGAAAAAACATTTACATAAGTTGTTCCACTATAAATAATACTAGTAAATGGATTATTATCTAAAAGTATTAAACTTGTTTTAGACGTAGGTTGTGGTCTTGGATTAAATAATGCTTGTGGATCAGAGCCAACTGGTTTTGGTTCTAATTGTGGTTGTTTTGGTTCATACTCAGAAAAATGAACTAAAGATCCATTCCATTCTCTAACCATTTCATCATATGGAAATCTTAAACCAGATCTATCTGATATTGCATATGCATATTTTCCTGATGCGTATCTACCCATTATACTCCATCTCCATAAAATGTTTGTGGTGAAATAAAACTAGATGTGCCTTGATTGTCTGCATCAAGTGCTCTTAACATTTCACTTTCATATCTTCGTTCTAATTCTGCCGATCTTTCTGGAGAAACTTTTTGACTTAAGTAATATGAAAGACCGGAAATCATACAAGGATAAAATCTATTAATCACATCTGATGTATTATTGTAAGCTCCTACATCTTGAATTTTAGATAAATAGTAAAAACAAAATTGAAAGTTACTTGGTGTTGTAGAATCAGATACACTTGCACTTGGTGTCGTATATAAAAATATACTAGGGTTTAATTTTCTTTCTACATAATATTGTGATGGTGTGCCTTTAGCTAATTTATTTGGTGTTTGAGAATAAGTTGATCTATCAATTTTTGTAAGAGCTATATCTTGTGGTGCGGTTGCATCAGAATTATTTCTATAATATGCTTCTAATACATCACTAATATCACTAGGAAAATTTTCTGAATCAGATGCAAAACTATATTCTGCTTGTCCTTCCACCAATGGAACTTTTGCAAGTTTTACTTTCCATAAATGAATTCCTCTATTTCCCCACTCTTGAAATAATATATTTAAAGATCTTCTAGCAGATCTTAATTGATATCCTGTTCTTGTCCCTAATACACCTGTTCTTTCATAAGCCTCTTCAATAATTTCATCTATTTGAGGATTAAATTCTGTTTCTCCAGAAGTTGGAGAAATGGTAAGAGCATTATTGCCCATACCACTGTGGTTAACACAATAATAAAATAAATAAGGCGCTCCTGTTGTTCTAACAGGTGCAACATTAATAGTTGTTTTTCCATCAGTTCCAGCACTTCCTGTTACTGTTACACCAGTTGTATATTCAGTGCCTCCACCCCAAGATCCGTTATCTGTCGTAGAAAAAGCAATACGGTGTGTGCTATTTGTTGAATCAGACTGATCAAATATGTAAGTGTTGCCTTCTTGTAGGTATAAGACAACATTAGCCTCTCCATTAAGGTAATACTTATTACCTGTTCCGTATTTGTTAGTCCCCGTTGCTACGGTTACTTTATAAGTTATTGTAGCCACTTAAAACTCCTATCCAAACAGAAATGTTACTTTGTCAACGTTAGTTAAAGTAGCGTGTAGATCTGTTTCGAATCTAATTCCATCACCTGGAATTTTAATTTGATAAGTAGTTTCTTGACCAGCAGTAGATGCACCTAGTGGTGTATCAAATACTGCTTTTGATGTTCCAGCTGCTCCACCATCTTTTAGTTCAATTGATCCTTGTGTTGTATCAGCAACAAAATAAATTCCTAAAAGTCTAGCGGGTCCAGCAAAAACAGTTCCAGTCGAAGTTAATCTTTTAGCCTGTACATTTGAAACATATGTTCCCATTTTTTCTCCTATTAAATTATGTGTGGGCCGAAGCCCACACTAAATTATTTATTAAGCAGTTGGTGAATTTGATGATAAACCAAAAAACTTAAGTGCTAAAACACCACCAGCTCCAGCTGTTCCTGAAATTACAACTTCAACTTCATCTGCTGTTTCTGTAGCTGCTGTAGTAGTACCACCAGACATTCCTAAAACTCCGTTACAAGGAAAAAATCCTTTGAAACCAGTTGAGTTCATAGCAACGGTTATACCATCAACAAATCCATCTGGATCTGCATCTGTTCCAATGTCAACTAAGTTAACTGCATTTGCAGTTGCACCTGTCATAGTAACTGCTACTCCCATTGGAATAAAGTTTGATGGAATTCCAATTGATGCTTCTTTGTGAGATGTGCCTGATGCAGCAATCGTAATTGATGTGCTGTATGTTGACAGTTTCATATCACTTGTAATAGCACCTGTACTAGCGTTTTTAATGATGTCATCAAAACCGTTTTCTGATCGTACCGGTCCTGAAAATGTAGTATTTGCCATAATTATATCCTCCTAGTTTTACGAATACTGTCTCTAGGCCGTCGACTATACTCGTCAGTATTCTAATTAATTGTATAGTGATTAGTTTATATATTAGTTTTTAATAGAGCGCAAGAGAGCCTGTAATGTGAATTGAATTTATTCAACGATGTAGCTTTTTATTAAGTAGCTACAGAAACTTGTGGTGCAGCGTCTTCTATTTTATTTTGCATATGCTCTTTTTTAGCCTCTGCAAGTTTAATATGGCTAATTACTTCCTTGACTTTTCTGTCAAGTTTAACCATATTGAGAGTATATCTACCCTCTTTAAGATGCTCCTGCTCCCATTGAAGATCCAGTCCCTTTTTCTTCGTGTATAGGTCTTGTAGATGTTGCATCATCTCCTCCATTCATAACCTCCTCATAGGTTATTCTATTTATCTTGGGATCATTCATTTCTCCAAGATATTCCCATTTTATATCACCTTTTCCTAGTTTGTCAATAATAGCGTTTTCTATATCTAATGGGCCATCCATACAAGTAATTTGTAGTTCCATTTTGTATTTATATGCATAGATTTTTACGAGAAAATTTTTCATGTTCACACCTTACAATAAAAAAAGGGCCGATACAAGATCGGCCCTTTAATTTCTAATTATTATGTTGCGTTTGATCCAAAGATACCTCTAGGATCAGAGAATCCAAATACGTATCTCTCTCTAGCTTTGTATCTTACGTTACCAGTATCAAAGTCACCTTCCATTGAAGTTTTGATAGGTGATCTGTTGAAGTGTTTTAGACCATTAGGCACATCAGTTTTGATAAAGAATTTCTTCGCTGCAGTCAGGTAGTGATTTACAGTGTATCCACCAGAAATCATTCCCATGTTTCTTATAGCGTTGATATCATTATCAGCTGTACCTGTTCTACCAACAGACATTAAAAGTCTATCCGCAGTAAATCTTAACGCTGAAGGAATTATAAGTTTAACTCCTTGCGCCGCAATTTTTAGGCCTCTTTCATCAGTAAATGCAGCAATGTCAATTAAAGACTGCTCTAATGATGTTTCGTTCAACTCAGCAGGTGTTTGCAATTCGTTTGAAAATGTACCTGATAGTGTAGGGTGGTCAGTAGCACAAAGCTCCTTACCATCTCCACCAGCAAAGTTTGAATCAAACGCATTGTTTAATACTGCTGCGCCTTTGATATTCTTAGTGCTCGCCATAGATCTTGCTAACGCTTTTGTATATCTAGAC